TAACCTTAACAAAATGTTTAGAAAGTAGGTGATCATGGATTCACCAACAACTAAATTATTAAAAGACTTAAGAAAGCGATTGGGACCATTGGGGCTTCCAATCCATTTTAAGTTACCGGACGCGTCCGTGACAGAGCCGTTTCTTGTCGTGGGTGGAATTATATCCGACACATCAAAAACGGCGCAGACAGGTCTTATAATCGAAGACAGCACTATTCAAATTGATATATTTCTCTCTGGAAACAAAAGCAGGGGCTATGCGGAAAATATCAAATCTCAAGCTATCCGGTTATTAGGTCGTAGCGCACGGACAACGTCAAGTATATTGATGGACAACTCAATCGGTCGAGAGGTCTATCATATCGTCATTAAAACGACCGAAACTATACTTTAATCAAGGAGGTCCTAAATGGCTGAAAAAGGACAAGTAAAGATTACTACAGCTAAACCTATTGTTGGTAAGAAAGTATTTTACTTTATTCAATCAATCCACGCTGAAAAAGGCGATGGAGCTCTCTTGCCTGCTTACCGTACAGACGGAACTACAACGCTTGGCGGAGAATATCAAGACGAGCAAACACAACAAGGTCGTTTGCTTGAGAAATCAAGTGATGAGCACTCAATCGAATTGACTCAATACTTCGCACCAATGGATCCGTCAGTAAAAGTAATTTTGGACGCACAAGCGACAGGCGAATCAATCAAGATTTGGCGCGTCGTTGTTGACGAAAGTGTCAAAACTCAAATCGGTGAAGATCCAAATAAAAAGGATGCTTATCCTGCTAAGTTTGGATACGCTAAAATTACTGATGATGTCGAATTTAACGACGGAGTAGAAGAGTTTGTTGAGTTATCATATACTGCTGGCGTTGTAGGGCGCTTGCAAGATGGTAAATTCCCGCTTTCTGCTGAGGAATTGGCTGTGTTGAACAACATCTACGCTTACCAAAACCCAGGTGAAACAACAGGCGACTACGACAACATCCAACGCTAAATTTTAGAAAGGTGGCTGTCATAGGTCGCCTTTTTATTTTGTATAAAAGGAGAAAAATCATATATGGAAATTAAACTCGGCAATAAAATCATCGAAATTAAATTTGATTACCGTTTAATGTTTAAAATCGACAAAGAAATGGCAACAAAGGATGAGAATGGCCAATCTTCAGGAAACGGAGTTGGAGCTCTCTTCTTCAAGATTGTGAACCGTGATGACCAAGGTATTGTTGACTTGATCCAATTTTGCGGGAGCAAAAAAGGAAAGGCGGTAACTGAGGACGAGGCGTTATCAGCAATCGAGGATTACTTCGAAAACGCAGAGTCAGATGATCCGCAAGAAGAACTGTTTAAAGAGATTGAAACAGAGATGGTACAATCAGGTTTTTTCAAGAAGAAGATTTTGAAATATATCGAAAACATGAAGTTAGGGAAGGAATTGGCAGAGAGTCAAGCCAAGGACAACGACCCGACAGCAACCGCGCAGGTCAAAGCGATTTCCGAAATTATTGGAAAGATGGAAAGCGTAGTGTCTTAACAGAATGCGCAAAACTTGGCCTTACAGACCAAGAAACGATTTTAAATTGTAACAAGTGGGAATTAGAGGCGATTCAGGAAGGTCTTTATTACAAACAAATTGAGTTTAGAGAGGCTTTGTCTGGTCTAGCGATCGAAATGCGGTATGCTCTCAATGCTAAAAAGATGGATGCCAAAAAGCTTAGCAAGAAGAAGGATAAAGAAACCATTCGAAGAGCTTTCAATAAACCTACAAAACAAGAAATCAAGAATAAAGGTGAATTCGTGGCTATGCTTGAGAGAGCTAGCCAGATGTTTGCCAAAAGAAATTAAGTAGCAAAGGAGGTGGATGCATGTCTTACGATGGTTCAATTTTTGCGTTTATCGGAGCCGATACTAAAGACTACGAAAAAGCTATGAACGATGTTATAGCCACTACTAAGAAAGCCTTTGACGACGCTCAAAAGGCTGCAGTCAATAGTTCTAACCAGATGATCCAAAAAATCGGACAACTGATGAACGAATTAGCGAGTAATACTGGCAGTATTGGTAGCAAAATCGGACAAGGTTTCAAAGGTGGCCTAAATATTGCTCTTGGTGAAATCCAACGTATTGCATCCAATATCGGGCAACGTTTACCTGAACCCATACAAGCCGGGCTGAATAAAATAAGTCAGGGGTTTGCTAATCTTGGAGCTAAAATTTCCGGAGCGCTATCTCCAATCACAAACAAAGTTTACTCCGTAGGAAATGCGATTAGTCAAAAATTAGGGAGTGCGTTTAGTGCAGTATCTAATAAGGCTAGCAATTTTGTAAATCAAGTTGGTAATTCTCTCGGTGGAAAACTAATTGGTAAGATTAGTTCTTTGTCCAGCAAAATTACTAGCGGATTAGGTAATGCGTTTCAACAAGCGGGTAGTAAAGCGACTAATGCTTTAATGGGCATTGTAAATCACACAAATCAGGCTGCATCTGCCACAAGCAATCTTATCAAGACGGCTTTGGGTATTTCTGCAGCATACGCAGGATTCAACTTTATTAAGAATGCAATTGGTGGCGCGGTTACTAAGTCAGCCGACTTTGAAGCTCGCATGAGTAGCATTAAGGCGGTCACTGGTTCTAGCGCCGACGTGATGAAACAATTCCACGATGCAGCGATTAAAGCGGGTGCTGATACAGCATTCTCTGCTACTGAAGCAGCAGATGCCATCGAGGAACTGTCAAAAGCTGGGGTATCTACAAAAGATATCTTAAACGGTGGCTTAACAGGCGCTTTGAACTTAGCCACGGCTGGAGAACTCGATCTGAAAGAAGCTGCAGAAATTGCTTCAACTGCTTTAAATGCCTTCAAACGAGACAATCTGAGCGTAGTGGATGCTGCAAACCAATTAGCGGGCGCTGCGAATGCTTCAGCAACAGATGTCCACGAATTAAAATACGGGCTTTCAATGGTCGCTCCAGTCGCTTCAGGTTTAGGTCTGTCATTCCGCGATACCACAAACGCCCTTGCAGTATTTGCTCAAAACGGCCTTAAAGGTTCTGATGCAGGTACATCGCTTAAAACAATGTTGATGAACTTGCAACCTCAGACTAAAGGCCAATATAATGCGATGAAACAATTAGGTATCATTACAGAAGATGGTTCTAATAAATTCTTTACCGCCGAAGGTAAAATCCGTTCATTCGCAGAAATTTCTCAGGTATTGAAAGAAAGCCTAAGCGGGTTAACACAGCAACAGCAACAACAAGCATTGAAGACGTTGTTCGGTACTGATGCGGTTCGTGCTGCAACTATCGCAATGAATGAGGGTGCAGATGGCGCTAACAAGATGCAAGCGGAAATCAGCAAGGTTACTGCAGCAGAAGTAGCGGCAGAAAAGTTGAATAACTTAAAAGGTGCTATTGAAGGCTTGAGTGGATCATTTGAAACGCTTCAGATCAAACTTGGCGAATCTGTCTTGCCACTATTTACTACGATTGTAAAATATGTGGACAAGTTAGTGGATAAGTTCAGTCAGTCTCAAGCGGTTCAAAAATTCACCGATGCCATGGCTACTATCAATCCCGTCTTAGACCATTTCTTGAATGGTACTAAGTTAGCAGATGGTACTATGGAAAAATTCAAAAGCACGATGTCCTCTGTAGCACCTATCCTTGGTTTGGTAGGCGGCCTACTCGCATTTGGTCCTGCTACTAAAGGTTTGACGCTGTTAACGGGTCTCTTGGGAGGTCTTGGTGGCAAAATCATTAGTTTCGGCGGTGTCATAGGTGGTGTCTTCAATAATGCCGCAGGATATATCGGAGCGTTTTCTGCAAAAATAGGTGGCATTCCTGGCGTTTTAGGAGGCGCTGCATCCAAAGGTATTAGCGTACTTGGCATGATGTCACAAGGTATTGCATCGGTCATGAGTATAGCTTTAGTATCTATCGGTCCTGCTGCAATCCTTGGCCTTGTAGTAGCTGGATTGGGAATCATTAACAATCAATTCGGTACTCAAATAGACCAGTTGCTAAATACAGTGACGACCAAAGGTCCTCAAATCATTCAAAACCTTGTATTAGGTATAACGACTCAAATTCCTGCTTTGATTGCTTCGGGAGCAGATTTGATAGCAAAATTTGCTAATGCGTTTGCGACTATGTTCCCAGTCTTAGTTCAAGCTGGGGTTGATTTGATTGGTAGTTTGGTTCAAGGCGTAGGTCAAAATGCCACATCACTAATTAGTTCAGCGATAACTGTCATCGGAACTTTTGTACAATCTATCGCTAGCGCCCTGCCACAACTTCTTGGCATGGGTGTGGAATTGCTTGCAAATCTTGTCCAAGGTGTCCTGAACAACCTTCCACAGATTTTGCAATCAGCCCAACAGGCAGTCACTACATTCTTGACTGGTATTGGTCAGCAAATGCCACAGATTATCCAAAATGGTATTCAGATTTTACAAAACCTTGTAAACGGTGTTATCCAATCGCTACCAACGATTCTAAATATTGCTGTTCAAGTTATTACATCCTTTATACAAGGTATAGTGTCTAACTTACCTGCGATTATCCAAGGTGGTATACAACTAATCATGTCTTTAGTGACTGGATTAATAAACGCTTTACCACAAATCGCTCAATCAGGAGCTCAAATCATCGGAGAGCTGATAAAAGGTTTAGCAACCGCTGTTCCTCAACTAATCATGGGTGGTGTAGAGCTGATAGCTAAATTAGTTTTTGGATTAATCACTGGTATACCTAAGATTGTTGAAGCAGGAGGTAAAATCATTGGTGAGCTCGGCAAGGCAATGCTTGGAGCAATTCCTGAAGCTATTGGGAATGTCGCTAAATCCGTAGGTGATTTCTTCGGAGGCATGTGGGATTGGATCACTGGTAAAACAGATGAAGGCGCAGAAAAAGTTAAGTCTAAAACATCAGAAATGGCTGATTCTGTATCATCTAAAACATCAGAGATGTCCATGAATGCACAAAACAATGTTTCTGCTCTCAAAGAAGGCGTGCAATCAAGTATAAGTATGTTAAGCTTGAATGCCACAAATTCAAGCGCGACTATGATGACTAACGTAAATAATAATATGTTAGGCATGCAAACCAACGCTACAATGCAAGCTCAGATGATGCAAGCAAACGTTGGAACATCCATGGATTTGATGGGCGTTGATACTCTTAATAAAGCTACGAACATGCAGACTAATGTTGA